GACCTCGATCTCCCTACAAAGCACCTCCCATCTGTCCATCTTGTCCCACACCTCCCCGAGCTTTGACCAAGCGTTGTCTTTGTACTCCTTCCATTTCCTCTTACACTCTTCCTTGTACTCATCATAAATCTTCTTCTCAAAGGTGGGAAGCTCTTGGAGTGTTTTGAGTGAAAGTTCGTCATAGTAGACGATTCCACGTTGAGCACGGATAATCTCCCCCTCGGTTCCAATTTCCAACACAATTGTCCGAAGTCCATGTTCCACCAGGTTTTTCCAAGACCAGGACTTGGAGTCGGTCGCGGTAGTAGATATATGACCAATGAGTTCCCCTGCATCACCACCGGGAGCCCGATGGGTGTTCTTCTCACACCAAGCTTTGATAGCCTGACTCTTTCGAGACGCGGTCATACGTTTGATGGGGGTCCATATACTGTTCGCTCGCTTTTCCCACTTCCCAAGAACCTTGTTCTCACCGTGCATCTTATTCACGTAATTCCGAAGCTGGTCTTTGAGACGTCCGATCTCGATGGCCCTAGCGTGTTGTCGTTCTTCTATGGCTTCCCGCGTCATACCAGATCGGTCCGGTGGAGCCTCATAGTCACTGTCGGTGTCAGTATCGTAGAACGAATCTTCCCACAACGGTCTATCACCGGTGAGTCGATCGTTAATGCGTTTCATTTTATCAGCCATCTCCAGATAGATGCCATCAGGGATCTTACTGGAGATTTCATCGAGACATGACATAAGACTTTGAAGATCTTCCATTTTGAAATATTAAAATTACAAATTTTAGCATCTACTTAGGTTTATTTAAAGAAAATCTTTGACATAAAGACATGAAGGTCCTGGCCATAGATATAGGATTCCACAATATGGGTCTCGTCCTCGCTGAGTGTGGGAATGGACCAGTGATAGAAGTTGAGTACATGAAAAAGGTGAGTTTGGAAGACTACAAATACATTTACAGTAATGACTTTGTTGACTTGGTTCCTTTATTTGTAGATGACCACAGAGAGGTGTTCGACAAGGCTGAGAGAATCCTTATAGAGAGACAACCACCCCAAGGCTTTACGAATATAGAGATTCTGCTACACTATATGTTCAAAGATAAGGTTCTATTGATTTCACCTTTGACGATACATGCACACTATGGGATGGGTCATCTAAATTACGATGAGAGAAAGGAACGTGTTCTTGTCAAGATGGGAAAGTATATAGATTTGGATACCATTCCATATGAGAGGAAGCATGATATAGCGGACGCGTACTGTATGCTTATGTATTACAATTTTAAGACGAGTGTTCACTTTTTTGATCGATTTCGTTTCTCCCGCGGTTAAGAATTTCAAGTGTATTCACAACACTCGAAAACATATCGAAAATTTCACCAGTATCCTTATTTACAATACCAGTCCTGAGTTTTTCGATATTGAATTTAAAATTTTCCTTATCTTTTTCAATACTCTTCAAGACTCGTTCGATTGATTCAATCTTTTTATTTAACATTTTTACTGTACTTTCCATGGAACTTGAACGCTTTTGATAAATGTTTCGTTGTTTTTCTAGAATATCCTTTTTTATATGACAATCAGATAATTCAATTTTTTCTTCTATCATTTTCAATTCTTGAATATACGTATGACGATAATTCTCCCGTGTTTTCACGAGACGATTGATTTCATTATGGAGTTTGATATCCATTTTATCGTTAAGTAAATGATTTCTTTAGTTCACTTAGGTCTCGGGTAAACCCTTTGAAGTGTCCCAATCTATATTGAACAATGGCCCATAACACAAAGAATAGGGTTTTGGTAAGTTTACCCACATCATCATCACTCATTTTATAAATAGGTCCAACAACCCTACCCATGAAAGTTTCCTCTTTTTCTTTACCCGAAAAATACATTTCCGCCTGTGTCAATGCACACGTGTCATCATTAATTGACCAGTGGTAAAATATAAAGGGAATTAGAATGGAATAAAATTCAAGGTTTCTGCGATTATTTGTAAATGGAACAACAAGTATACCAATCAAAAAAATTAGATGAATCAGGAAAATTATATTCATCTATTATATAATGACGGAAGAAAAAAAGATTTCTCGCGAAGATATGCGTCTATCATGGACAGATGGTCATGAAAATATACTCAAACAATGGGGTGAGGCATCCGCGTGCTATAGGTATATGCACCACCGCGCATTTTTTATATACAGAAAGTCGAGTATACGTTTCACTTTACCAGTTATCATACTCTCCACAATAACTGGGACTGCAAACTTTGCACAAGGTACATTCCCCGAAAACGTTCAGTCGTTCGCGCCATCTATCATCGGTGCATTGAACCTCACGGCGGGTCTCATAGCGACGATATCACAATTCCTCAAGATCAACGAGCTCATGGAGAATCATAGAACGGCTGCGTTAGCGTTCGGTATGCTTTCCAGAAATATTCGTCTTATGCTGGCTCTGGACAGGGGAGAGCGCAGCAAGGAGGGCTTAGATTTCGTCGGTGAATGTAAAACAGAATATGACCGCCTCTTGGAACAGTCACCCTCTATACCCAAGTCTGTATTGAAGCAGTTTGAAGATGAGTATCCCTTAGATAATGCCTTTACAAAACCAGAAATCCTCAACGTTCGCTCAATTCCACTACTCACTTTACCGAGGACGATAGATCCAATTGAAGCTATGACTGCCGGTACCCCCCTCGAGAAGATAGGTAAATTCTTATCGAAAAAGGGTGAATCACCACCCACAGGATTCTTCGGACCCTCCTTAGATGAAGATGAAGATGAAGATGAAGAATCTACAGAGGGGGAACCTGAAGAAGAGACAGACGTCGAGCAAGGTAGAACAGAGTAATAACCATGACCAAATTGGTCAACAAACTACAAGCAACATATGGTACAATTTTCCTTTTTAAAGGTTCTACGATACGTTTATGTAGTGCGTCATTCTCGAGCACCAAATCTATTGCCTGATTAGTAAGATCATCGATGGACTCTTTCATTAAAATAATTCCACAAAAAAAAGTCGAAGACAATACCACACCCCTAGTGACAATTCATGATAAACAAATTGCTCTCGTTCGTAGGTATATAGATGAAGGTAAACATATATTTATATGCGGATCCTCTGGAGTTGGAAAATCCTACATTCTTAGGGAAGCCTTGAAAGATACATTGCATGTTGAACTACAGAATCACCACCTGAAAAGTAAATGTTATTTTTTACCGTTTATTAAATCAACCACAAAGAATGTATTCATAGAGGATTACGATCCCATATTTAAACCAATAATAGAACAGGTTTCGGATGGTGTCCCAATTACACGCGGATCTCTCATAGTAACGACAACAAATATGTGTATGTACCCAAACTTCGAGACTGTATTTATTCCAAAACACAAACCCGAAACTTTGTTGAGATTGACAGATAGGTCGGATACCAAAGCATACATTGCAGCCGTACGTTCACAGGGAAATATTAGAAACTTCTTCACCTATTTAGATGACTATGATGAAATGGATATGTTCCAGACACCCAAAGAATTTATAACTGAGATACTATGTGATCCCAAACCAATTGAAATATATGACACTATAAGTGAACATGGTCATATGTGGGATATATTCCAGGAAAATTACCTAAATTCTGTTGGTGTAGACACTGTAGCTACCTCCCATTCCTTCTCAAATGCAGATTATTTTGATAGTCACATTTACTCCTCTGGAAACTGGAATCTCATGCCCTACTTTGTTCTCCACGCCCTAACGATACCCAAGTCCTTCCTAGGTGACCCCCTTAAAAGGGATAAAATTAGACCAGGGAGTTGTTGGACCAAACATGGAAACTATAAGATGCGAAAACAAAAAGTCAACGAAATTTACAAAAAATCACCAAATGGATTGGGAATTGAAGAATTATGTTTATTAAAATTGTACGCCGAAAAGGGAAACTTGGAGCCCCTCCTTAATTATAAAATCACCCCCCAAGATTTCGATGTTATGAATCACCTCGCAGTCGGAAATGGCTTAAAATCAAGAGACGTGACAAGAGTAAAGAAAGCCTTGAAGAATGCATACGAACGAGGATGATACAGAGACTGAAGTCGAAGAATGTGTGCGAATCGTGGGGAATGAGATTCTCTTTTACGGGACTATCGACCGAGATAATGCACTAGAATTCGTTGAGAACTTCAAGAAACTTGAAATAGAACTTCTCAAAAAAAAGGCTGAACTTATCGGATACGAACCGGAGATCCGCGTCCACATCATGAGTGAGGGTGGTGACATATTTTCGGGCTTCAACATGATGAATGTTTTGGAACGTTCCCGTGTAAAGGTCATCACTATCGCACAGGGATCGTGCTGTAGTGCGGCAACATTTGTCCTACTCGGTGGCGCTGAGAAACGAATGGGTAAGGATGCCTACATCCTCATTCATCAGATTTCCACAGAATTTTGGGGTAACTTCCAAGAACTCAAACATGAACTCAAGTCATCTGAAAAGTTCATGAAGAGAATCAAGAAGATGTACCTCTCCAAGACTGAAATCCCCGAAAAGAAGTTTAAGCGTCTAATGAGGAAGGATCTATACCTCACCCCCAGTAAGTGTCTCAAATATAAGATTGTCGATCGCGTTGACTAATGTTTACGGAACGCTTATATAGACCCAAACCACATAAAACTATAAAAACAATACAAAATGTATTCACATTCATAGGGACCGATGTGAATTCTGGAGGCCTAAGTCGTTCCATTCTACCATAATTTACAACTGGTATTTCAGACATCTAATTAAAGTTGAGAAATTAAATATGACTACAATGGAACGACTTATCAGAAAAGATAAAAATGGTCGTGAGAGATTCACCGACATTCACATTGAGGACCTGGGAGATGGAACCGCTGACATCGTAAAGAGTACTGGTATGGTGGGAACTGAAAAGGTTGCAGTTTCTAGAACCAACGTCAAGACTGGCTACGAGAAGGCGTGTGCCCGTGCTCGGACCATGTGGAACAATGAACACGTTAAGGGGGTCCAAGTTATGCCCATGCTGGCCAATAAATGGGAAGAACGCCACAAGTACATCTCCACCCCCTTCTACGTTCAACCCAAACTGGATGGGGTTCGCCTCCTCGTTTCCAAAGATGGTTGCTTTTCCAGAACTGGTAAGCGTGTCGAGGGTCTCGATCATCTCAGTGATGGACTGAGGGAGGGTGAGTTCTTAGATGGAGAGTGCTATGCACCCGATATGACGTTTGAGGAAATCACAAGCATGTTCAAGACCAACCCCACCAAGTTGAACTTCTACATTTTCGATTACTTTGATCTCGAACGCCCCGAACTCACATTCGAGGAGAGGATGGATTGTGTCAGTGTCGAAACCAAACTCCTCAAGAAGAAGTCTGACGTGGAAAAGTGGCACGATCACTTCGTGGACCAAGGCTACGAGGGTATCATGATTAGGGAAGCCTCGAGCACCTACGAAGTTGGGAAGAGGAGCAACTACCTCCTCAAGTTTAAGAAATTTCAGACGGAGGAATACGAAATTGTTGGGGCCAAGACGGGGCATGGGAGGGATGCCGATGCCGTCGTTTGGGTATGTAAATTGACCAATGGACGAGAGTTTAATGTCAGACCCGAAGGCACAATCAAACAAAGAGAAGAACACTACAGGGATAGGAAGAAGTACATGGGTAAAATGCTTACCGTTCGATTTCAAAACCTAACTGACCTGGATGTACCGAGATTCCCCGTTGGTGTGGTAATTAGAGATTATGAATAATGTTGTAATACATAAATGGCTCGTATCGCAATTGACGTCGATGAAGTTTTAGTCAATTTTCTCTATCCGATGGCTCGATCTAGAAGACTTGGAAAACCAAAGAAACTCAAATACAACTACGTCTATCGTGAAATTTTCGATATAACTGAAGAGGAATCTCAGGAGTTTGTCAAAGAGTTTTACAACTCCCAAGCCTTTCGTAATCTCAAACCAATACCAGGATCACAAAACGCCATGAAATGGCTTCGTCAAAGAAGTCAAAAAATGTATGTCGTCACCGGGCGTCAAGACATGGCTAGAGAACAAACAGAAACTTGGATAGAAACCTATTTTCCAGGAATATTTAACGATGTGATACTTACAAATAGTTATACACCCCATGAAGTGAAAAAGGTTGATATATGCAGAGCTCTAAACCTAGGTATGATTATCGATGACAACAGAGCAATTTGCGATGAGTGTCTAGATAACGGTGTTCGAGCGATAAATTTTATTGGTGAAGAAGTATATCCGTGGTGTGAAGAAAGTGACATCATGCTGAAGAGTTGGCATAACTTTCCATATATAGAATAACACGATCTTCATTTGAAGTGTTTTCAGCCCAATGGGGAACTCTCGCACTAAAGACTATGTGCTTTCCATCTTCCTCGCTAACATTCCCAAGTGTATCATGGTATAGTGTACACCCACTTGGACATTTTAGACCCAGATGATAGGTAAATTTATATTT